TGGCTATACTGAATATAAACAAGGTGTTGGAGCATCGGTTTTTGCTGATACAAAATATGCTGCTTATGTAGAGTTTGGAACAGGAGATTTTGGATTTGGGATACCTGTTTACCCAAATATTAATATGAGTGATTTAGAGAGCTATGCTTTAACATTTAAAAAAAATAAACCGTTTATAGGGATGCCATATAGACCATATATGTTTAATTCATATAGCGAGGTTTTAGGTAAGATGGTTAACAAGATTAAGAAAATAAGGATATAAATATATTTCGTTAAATTTGTAAAAAATGAAGGACTGCGGATATACATTAAGGAAAGCTTATGTTGACAAGCTTGCATCGGCCTCTTATTCATTAGTTGCATATGATACCATAGCACCTGATACTGTAGAGCCACCTTATTTGATTATTAGCAGTCAGACACAAGTGGATAATAGCAACAAGCAAACATTTGCATTTGATGTTACTATTCAATTTGACATAGTTTATAGGACTTTTAAAGCAGGAGAAGTAGGGCAGAAAACTGTTGATACTTATGCTGATGAATTATTAGCTATAATAGGAGTTAGACCTCCTAATTATCCTGATACATCACCTAACTTTAAAATAGTCACTTGTATGGTTGCTAGTAATATTGCTACCTTTGACTATGTAAATGAGGCTTATGTGTTTAGAAGGGTAATAACAATGGATCATTTCTTAAATCAATTAACATAAAAGAAAAATAAAATAAAATGGCAACAACAAGTGTATTTAACGGAACTTCATTAGTAGTTCTAATTGGAGCGGAAGTAATAGCATTCTCTACTTCTTGTTCTTTAAGCATAGCTATAGATGCTCCAGATGCATCTACAAAAGAAAGTTTAGGATGGGCTACTGAGATTGGTGGACAAAAGTCTTGGTCTTTAACAACTGATGGCTTAGCTACAGTAGTACCAGGTGCTACTGCTACATATATAAGTACATCTGAACTAACCGCTTTAGCAGTAGCTAGAACCGCAGTTTCAGTTAAATTTACTACAGTAGACAACTCAACAGTAGGTGGTGTAACTCCAGTTACAGGTGATTCAATATGGTCAGGTTCTGCGTTTATTGAAAGTGTTGATATAACTGCTGATATGGAGAATCCAGTTACATACTCAGTTTCTTTCAAAGGAACAGGAGCATTGACTCAATCAACTAACTAAGCAAACTAACCAAAAACAACCTTCCTAACGGAAGATAAAACCAAACATATGAGAGGACAATTTGAATTAACTCTTTCCGATGGAAAGAAGATACCGATGCGTTTTTGTACTTGGAGTCTTAAAAGATTCTGTCAATTACAAGGCATTGGGCCTTCTGACATAGGAGAGGCTTTAAGTGGGCAAACATCTTTAGATGCTATAATTAACTTACTGAAAGCTGCTGCTGAGTACCCATTATACTCACAAGGTATAACACCAACCTTTACTGAAATTGAGGTGTGTGATTGGGTAGATGATATGGGAGGGATGGGAAGCACAAAGTTCCAAGATGTGATGTCAGCACTATCAGAAAGTATGCAAAGCGGTATAGAAGCAGCCCCAACAAAGTCAAGTAAAAAGGATGGAGTAAAAAAAAATTAGAGTGGATTGACATAGAGAAATTTACAATGGGGGAGTGCAAAGTGCTTCCCCATTTGTTTTGGGAGATGACGATGGCCGAGTTAGATTTTGTGTGGTATGGTCAAAGACACGAAGAAGAACAGAAATGGATTAAGATTAGATGGCAGACAACAGTCTTAATTAACATTCAATTACCTAAAGGTAAAAAAGTTAAACCTGAGGATTTAATTGAGTTAGATTGTGATATTCGTAACTTTGTAAAGCCTAGAGTAATGGATGAAGATGAATTAAAGGCGGTACTAAAAAAATATGGACATATATAAACTTATAGGATAATGGCAGATAATCAGATGGTTAAAATTGAGTTCGACTTTGATTTAGGAAATGTTCCTGCATCAGCTAAGAAATTTGCTGATTATTTAAAAGGGATAGAAACTACTTCTAAAGAAACTCAAGCCCAATTAAAACAATTAGGTAATGAAATAGATAAGACTGCTGATAAAATGTCTAAGACAGGTGATTCTGTTAAAAAGTCTAATCAACAATTTATGAATCTTGCATTAGTTATTCAAGATTTACCTTATGGGTTTAGAGGTATTCAAAATAACTTACCTGCTTTAGTTGGTGGTATAGCTGGTATGACTGGTGTTATATATTTAGCAGCATCAGCAGTAATTGCATTATATACTGCTTATGATATGGGAGCCTTTAAATCAAAGGCAGCTACAGAAGCAGCAAAAGCAAGGACAGAGCAATTAAAAAAGGAAAAGGATGCAAGTGATAGTCTTTATAGGTCAACAGCAAATGAAGCAGTTCAAGTTACTAGCTTAATAGCTGTTATAAAAAATGAAACAGAAACTAGAAATAGAAAGTTTAGTGCATTAGAGCAATTAAAAAAGATAAACCCTGAAATATTTAATGGTCTTGTCTTAGAGAAAAATGCAGTAATAGGCTTAGACCAAGCCTATAATAAATATATTGATAGTTTAAGGACAATCCTTACAATAAAAATAAAACAAGCTGAATTAGAGGGCATTATAGAAAAGAGATTAAAGGCTGAAGGTGTAACATTATCACAAGAAGAAAAAGATTTACAGGCAACTGGTAAAGCCTTAAATGCCAATAGAATATCTAGGGCAACTGACCAACAGCAAAGAAAATCATCTACAGACCAGCAAGTCAAAGAAGCTAAATCTCAAGTTCTAATAAATGGTTTAAAAAAGCAAGAGGTAGATATTTTAAGACAAATACAAAACTTGTCAAGTGGGGTAAAAGTTACTACAGTAGAAGATAAAGCAGGTGCAGCTAAAAATAAAAAAGACCTAAAAGAATACCAAGATAATCTTAAGAAGACTGATAAATTAATGTCTGAAATGAGGAAAAGAGAAGCTTTGGGTATGAATCAAGGCACAAGTCCTATTGCAGATAGTTTTGACCAAGATATTAAAAATGCAGAAAAAGAAATACAAGATGATTTAGCTTTTCAACTTAAAAATAAGGCAGATGTATCAAAAAAGATTTTAGCTGTTATTAAAGAACAATATCAAACAGAGATTAACGAAGCTGAAGGTAGTTATGAAAAAATAAAAATAGCCCAAGAAAATATGGCTGCTGGTTTAAACGCAGCATATATGAATGATACTTTGACTAATGAAGATAGACATAAAGCATTTATTGATTTAACTACAAAACAAACCAAGGCAGCATTAGATAACGCTAATAAATTAATGGCACAGACTGTTCAAATAGGAATTGGTATTATGAATGCCTTAGGCCCAGCTTTAGATTTATTGTTAGAAAAAGGTGCAAGTATTGGAGAAGTGCTATCAAAAGCATTTTCAGATGTAATTAAAAAATTAGTAAAAGTAATAATTGCAGCTTCTATTGCATTATTAATTATGTCAGCTTTGGGTTTAGTTAGTGCTGGAAAACTTGGAGCTACATTTGGCAATATGGTTGCAGGAGGTATGGGATTAGGTTCAGGATTATTTGGTGGGGGAAGTGGAACAGGAGCAGATGCAACAAAAGCAAATAATGCAATTAACACAATACAAACCAATCCTAAAGCAGATAATAGTGGACAATTTGTATTAAGAGGAAATGATTTAGTATTAGCTTTAAATAGGTCAGAAACATCATTAAACTTAAGAAGAGGTTCATAATGGCATATTATAATAAATATAAATTTACGTTTGCTACAAGAGCTAATAATATTGCTTATTTGTATTTACAAGAAGATTTAGGCTCTGCACCAACAGTTATTGAATATCAAGGAGTAGATATAAATTTACAATATTTACCAACTTCAGATGACCCATATGAACCAATATTTGCTAGTCAGTTAAGTGTAACAATAGATGTTACTGATGATTTAGCTAATGTACCTGATTTTGTTAGCACTAATGATAGAAAGTAC